AGAGCGTGACAGATTAAACAACGGCTATACAAAAGGCGGTCACTAATGAACTTATTAATTAGAAAACTTTTATATTCTTTTCACATGCTATTTGTTGACGAGCATGAAATAGAAAAAAGGGTAAAATTAATTGTTAAGTATGACCCTTTAAACATCTTAAAATAATAATAAACAAAGCGAAACAGGGCGGAGCTTTCCGCCTTGTCTGTAGGTTATACCTGCACTGATGAGCTTTTATATCAGTCTATCAATCAATCAACAACGGAGTACCACTTTATGCAAATTGCAAAAGCTGTACAGCGTATACAAAGGGCGGAAGCTGTTGCCAAGTTTAAAGACGAGGTAGCAAAAAAACTGCACTTTGAGAAATACGCAAAAGCCACAGGAGCAGAGAAGCTAAAACTGTTCCATGTTGCTATTGCTGAAGGTTGGGTTTAATTGAAACAATTAAGCCTTTTCAGTCCTCAAGAGCTTATGCAATGCTATGAAGCTACAAAAGTAATTAGCATTGTAAGAAAGTCTTTGAGAGCTACAAAAAACAAAAAGCCTGTCCCAACTATGGGGCAGGTTTTAAAGTTTCCTAAAAAGTTTGTATCTTGATGATTGGACTAGGTTGTCAAATCATAGAAGGCGAACTTGAGGAAGCTAAAATAAATGCTATTGGCTATACTAAAAACGGCAGAGCCTTACTAGATAGCCAAGAGCCTATATTTACTGAAGCACTTGCAGAGATGGAGACACTATCTCAAGCAGATAAACTTGAAATCTTGCAAAAGAAATACTTTAGTAAATACTAATGGAGGTACTACGCCGTTTGGTCTTAGGACTAGACGGCGTTTTTATTTAATCAACAATCAACGGAGTGAAATATACAATGGACAGTACAACAGAAATAAAAAAAGAGTTAATTGCTATTATAGCGGATTATAAATCTACAATGTCAAAAGACTTACAACAAGCTCTAGAAAACCTGCATGATGAAATAGAAAGCGATAAAGAATAATGTCTGGTTTTAACTCTTATAAAATACGAGACGGTGTCCACGTCCCTTCCAAAAAGTACAAGGAAGGGTGGGACGCTATCTTTGGCAACAAAAAGAAATCAACAGAAGGACTAGACGGTGCATCAAAAACTAAAAAAAGAGGTTCTATCGTTCCTCGTAAAGACAAGGTCACTAAAACACTATGATGAATTGTCACCACATCAGGTGGCATACAAGGCGGTTCAACTAATAGAGAATGTTATTGAAGGAAACAACCCTCCAATAATTAACCTTACAAACGAAATACAAAAATCAACTCTGGAGGACTGATGGGTAACTAAAAGCAAAACTGACGAGGCTTTATTAGCCGAAACACCGTTGTAGACTAGACGGTGTATTTTGCAAGGAGGTACTAATGCAACAACAAAATGTAAAGTTGTTAACGGAGATACACCGCAAATTAACTCTTAAAGGTTGGGAGAAGTTACAATCTAAACGAGCCGAGAAAGTAATTAAAATGCTTGGTAAGGGTATGCTTGTAACTGAAGTTAACGATACTCACATTGAGAATGTAATTGATACGTTAGAGGACAGAGGTTTTGCTCCTGCTACTATCAATCGTTATCTTTCATCAATCAGTAAGATGTTAAGGTTTGCTAATCAGAGACAGTCTATTTATCATCTTGATAGAATGCCTCATATTGAATGGCAGACAGAAAACAATGGTAGAGAACGATACCTTGAACCAATGGAAGAGCAGGAAATAATTAGGTTGTTAACTGAGTGGAATATGGTTGACTATCTGGAATTTTATTTGTTCTTAATTGATACAGGTATGAGACTAGGCGAAGCATTATCTATTAAGAAGTTGATGGTTCACAACAATGGTGGAAACTATGTTGTTAACTTACCTGCTAGTGTCACTAAGAACAGTGAACCTAGAGGTGTACCATTAACAGAACGTGCAAAGTCTATTGTTCTTAAATTGTTAATAAAAGCGGAAAGAAACGACCTTGTGTTTTCACATCTAAAATATTGGACTTGTGAAAATACTTGGAGACGTTTGCGTAAAGCAATGAACCTTGAAAACGACAAAGAGTTTGTCATTCATTGCTTGAGACACACTTGTGCAACACGTTTGGCTCAATCAGGTAAGGTTGAATTACACATGATAGGTCAAATGTTAGGTCACAAGTCGTGGAAGATGATAAAAAGATACTCTCATTTAATACCTAATAATTTAATGGGAGCAGTAAGTGTCCTTAACGGAATTAATAAATCTGTATAAGGTTCTATCAATCAATAATAGGAGAATACATGAAGATACTAGAAATAATGCCGACATACCAAGACCAGACACAAACTGAAAAGATGTCTGCTGAACTTGGAAAGAACCGCACAAATAAGAGAAGGCTCTCACACATTGAACGTGAAGAAGAAAGCGTTACGTCTTACGGTAAAGTTATTGTAGCAAATACAATACGTCCATTAGCAATAGCCATTGCAGAATGGGTAGAACATGCAATAGCAAATGTTCATTCCAAACCACCTATTGCTCTCAAATACATCTCCCAAGTAGACCCAAAAATTATAGCGTTGATAACTGCAAAGCATGTCATCAATACTATTACTAATACTAAAAATCTTACAGCAACAGCTATCACTTTAGGTGGTAGAGTTGAGACTGAGATTAGTCTTAAAAACTTTAAAGGACTAAACCCAGAGTTATACGAGACAGTTAAAAAAGACTTAGACAAAAGGTCTTGGAACTATAACTACAAAAGAAGAAAGTTAAGAGAAAGTGCAAAACGTGATGAAGTTATGCAATGGGAGGAATGGACTACTACTGAAAAACTACACGTTGGTATGGAGCTTATTTCTTTACTTATTTCTAGTACAGGGCTTGTAGAAATATCTACGGAACAGCACAAACATAAGACAGTTAAGGTTATTAAACAGACTGAGAAAACTAAGGAATGGATTAATAATCGTAACAAGTTTAATGAGCTATTAAACCCAGAATACCTACCTATGGTCATGCCTCCAAAATCTGTAGAGGACGGTAAAGTGGTTGGTCACGGTTACTGGACGACAGAAATGCCAGAATTAGACCTTGTTAAGCAAAAAGGTAAAAAGTTTACAAAAGAACTTGAAGCCTTTGCTATGCCTGAAGTAACCAAAGCAGTCAATTTAATGCAGGGTACAGCCTATAAAATTAATAAGTTTATTTTAGGTGTAATGCAGAATGCGTGGGATAAAGGCTTGTCTATAGGAGGTATGCCACCTATTAAAAACTTAGACTTACCTAATAAACCACATGACATTGAGACTAACCCAGAGGCACTCAAAAAGTTTAAGAAGGAAAGTGTCATTGTACACACAGAAAATAACCGTATGGTATCTAAAAGGCTTCTATATGCTAAAATAATATGGTTAGCAGAGAAGTTTAAAGAATATGCTACTTTGTTCTTTCCTTTACAATTAGATTTTAGAGGTAGAGCTTATTGTGTACCTGCTTTTTTAAATTATCAGTCTATCAATGGTGCTAAAGCATTGCTTAATTTCTCACTAGGTAAACCTATTACTACAGAGAATAGAGGTGTGTTTTGGTTAGCTGTACATGGCTCTAATATGTGGGGCAATGATAAGGTATCATTAGAAGATAGAGAAAAATGGTCTTATGATAACTTGGAATGGATTAAAGAATGTGCTGAAGACCCTATTGCTAATCGTAAATGGGAGGACGCAGACAATCCTTTTCAATTCCTTGCTTTTTGTGATGAGTGGAAAAGATACCATGAAACAGGTGATGGGTTTATGTCTCATATACCTATTAACGTAGATGGCTCTTGTAATGGACTACAAATTTATTCTTTATTACTAAAAGATAAAGTTGCAGGTAAGCTAGTAAATTGTTTACCAAGTGAAACACCACAAGATATTTACCAATTAGTAGCTAATGAAGTAATTAAAACTTTGAAAATAAAAGCTGAAGAAGGAGATGAGTTAGCTAAAAAATGGTTATCGTATGGTGTTAAGCGTTCTACTTGTAAAAGACCTATTATGACAATTTGTTATGGGTCTACTAGATACTCTTGCACTGACTTTGTAGTGGAAGATTTAACTAAAAGAAAAGACAAAGGAGAGATGCACCCTTTTGATGACATGTTTAAACCTGCAACATATTTATCTAAAATAATATGGGCTAGTATTGGTGAGAACTTAAAATCAGCTAGGGTAGGTATGGACTATCTACAAAACAATGCGAGGATTATTGCTAAAGAAGGTATACCTATACATTGGGTTACACCTGTTGGCTTTCCTGTATTTCAGTATTATCCAGAAATGAAAAGTAAAAGAGTACGTTCTCATTTAATGGGCGAGGTGTTTGCACCGCAGATTAAAACTGAAACTTCAGAAACAGACAAACTTAGAAGTCGTAACGCAGTTGCGGCTAACTATGTCCACAGCTTAGATAGCTCTTGTATGATTAAGACTGTTAATATTGCAAAAGAAAAAGGTATTGATAGTTTTTGTAATGTACATGATAGTTTTGCTACCCATGCTTGTGACATAGATAAACTTAATCAAAGTATAAGAGAAGCGTTTGTAGATACTTTTAGTCAAGACTTACTTACAAAGTTTAAATTAGATGTGGGTCAGTTATTGCCTGAAGAAGCTAGAAATAAACTACCTGCAATACCTGCAAGTGGTGACTTAAATTTAGCTTTACTACATCAATCTAAGTTTTTCTTTGCCTAGACCTATGCACTAGCGGATAGTTGTAAAGTTACACTATTAGACTAATCAACAGGAGAAAACACTGAGAATAATAACAATAAGGAAACAATGACGAAACAAACATATAATAAGATTGTGACACCTGTAGGTGTATCACAATACGCATGGCTGAATACGCCTGACACTAAGTTTGACAAAGAGAATGGAGGACACTTTAAAACAAACCTCATTCTAAAAGGTTCAGACGCACAGCCTGTTATCAACTCTATTAAAAAAGAGATGAAGACATCTTTAGAAATGGCAAAAGAAAAATCTAAAGGTAAAGAACCAAAGACAGCCAATATGCCTTTTGAGGAAGAGTACATTGACGGTAAACCAACTGGAAATATTATCTTTAAATTCAAAGCTAAAGCAAAAATTATGATGAAGTCTGGTGACGTAATAGACATCAAGATACCAATTTTTGATAGCAAAGGCACACCCATGAAAGAGCAAGTATGGTCTGGTTCAGAGATGAAAGTCTCTGCCGACATGATACCTTACTACACTGCAATGGCAGGAGCAGGTGTGTCTTTGAGATTAAAGGCAGTGCAGATAACTAAATTAGTTGAAGGCGGAGCAGGTGCAGGAGCAAAAGGGCATGGCTTTGACGAAATTAAAGATGGTTATGTTGCACCGCAAGAACCTATGGAAGTAGATGAAGTACAAGAAGCCTCTGACTTCTAAACAAGTAGGACTTAAATATGGTTTTAGGTCAGGTCTTGAAATAGCAATCTCACAAGAGCTAGATGCTAACAAGGTAAAGTATAAGTACGAGAAGGTTAAATTGACGTATGTTAAACCACAGAAAGCTCACTCTTATACGCCTGACTTTTACCTAGAACATCACGACATTTATATTGAAACAAAGGGACTGTTTACATCTGCTGATAGACAGAAGATGAGACTTATAAAAGAACAACACCCAGAAAAAGACATTAGATTTATCTTTAGTAATTCACGAAGCAGAATATCAAAAAAATCTGCAACTACTTACGCTATGTGGTGTGAGAAGTACGGTTTTAAATATGCAGACAAACATATTCCATTGGAATGGCTAAAAGAAAAATCAGTATCACAATTATTACAAGAAGGTTTTGAACATGAACAACAATCTGAGAGCTAGAACTGATTTTATAGTTGTTCATTCAACTAAAACAAAACCAAGTCAAAATTTAAGTGCAAAGGATATAACTTTAAAACATAGGAAAGAAGGTTTCTTTCATAATGCCTTTCACTTTGTAATTAAAAGAGACGGTACAGTAGAAGAAGGAAGACCAGAGGATATGTCTGGTGCTATCTTACCTATAAACCAACCTTTAATTACTAATCAAAATTCTATCGCAATAGGTCTCGTAGGAGGCTTATCTGATGATGGACAAAATCTCGACACTAACTTTACATTTCAACAATACTCTTCACTTAGAGAACTTGTAAAAAAGTTGAAAAAGAAGTACAAGGTTGAGGTAGTGGGTTGCAGAAATGCAATTAACTCCAAATCGTGCATGTGTTTCGACATAGGTGCGATTGTTGATTGAGACGCTCCTAGTTAGAAATAGCTAGGGGCGTTTTTTATTTATGGGCTAATGGAGGGAGACTGAAGTTAGCCCCTACCTTCCCAAATATTTACCCAAAAAATTTTTATGACCCAAACAGAAAGCGAATTTTTATATCACACTTCATGTGACAACTGCGGTTCGTCTGATGCAAATTCTATTTACTCAGACGGACATGCTTATTGTTTTTCATGTAATACAACAACACAAGGACAATCAACAATGGAGCTTACACCAATTACAAAACAAGAAAGTAATTTTATTACAGGCGAACACTTGCCTCTCAATAAAAGAAAAATTAATTTAGATACAGTACAAAAATATAACTATCAAGTAGGTGCATGGTTTGCACGTCCTTGTCATATTGCTAATTATTATAATGATAGCAAAGAGTTAGTAGCACAAAAACTTAGATACCCTAATAAAGATTTTCAATGGTTAGGTACACCTAAAGAAGCAGGTTTGTTTGGAGAACATACTTGTAAAGGAAAAGGTAAATACATAACCGTATGTGAAGGAGAGATTGATGCACTTACAATGTCACAATGTATGGATAACAACAAATGGGACGTTGTATCTATAAAGACAGGTGCGGCAGGTGCAAAAAAAGATATACAAAAATCACTCGATTTCTTGGAGGGTTATGAGAACGTAATCTTTATGTTCGACCAAGACGAACAGGGGCAGAAAGCGGCAGTAGAATGTGCAAAACTTCTTACTCCCTCGAAAGCCAAGATTGCGTCTCTTCCTTTAAAAGACCCTAACGAAATGCTGTTAGCAGGTAAGCAAGACAAATTAGTAAAAGCTATGTGGGACGCAAAACCATATAGACCTGATGGCATTGTCTTAGGTTCTGAAATATTTGATGAGATAATGAAAGAAGATACTTATGTTACTGCACAATATCCTTTTAAAACTCTCAATGATAAGACACATGGATTAAGAAAAGGTGAACTAACAACTATTACAGCAGGTACAGGTGTAGGTAAATCATCTTTCTGTAGACATGTTGCATTAGATTTATTGAAACAAGGTTTTGGTGTTGGTTACATTGCATTAGAAGAAAGTATTAAACGTAGTGCGTTAGGTATTATGGGTGTACACCTAAAGAAACCTTTGCACTTAACAAGAGAAGGTATAAGTGAAACACAATTACAGGAAACTTTTAAATCTACTATTGGTAATGGGAATTTTTATTTATATAACCATTTTGGCAACACAGTCGCCGATAGCCTTCTTAATAAAATAAGATATTTAGCAAAGTCATGTGAAGTAGACTTTGTAGTATTAGACCATTTACACATGGCTCTATCAGCATTAGGTGACGAGCATACTAATGATGAAAGAAAACTTATAGATTACTTTGTAAGTAAACTAAGAACTTTAGTAGAAGAGACAGGCATAGGTGTAATACTTATTAGTCACCTGCGTAGGTCAGAAGGCGATAAAGGTTTTGAAGACGGTAAAGAAGTTACCATGAATAGTCTTCGTGGTTCAGCTTCAATAGGTCAGTTATCAGATTTAATAATAGGTATTAATAGAGATATTAAGTCAGATAAAAAATTAGCAAATCTAACAATTCTAAAAAATAGGTTTAGTGGTGAGACAGGTAAAGCCTGTACTTTGTTATATGATTTAGACACAGGTTGTCTATCAGAGACAACACCTGATGTTTTAGATGACTACTAAAAAAGTTACGGCAAAGCACAAAAGAAATGCTTTGTTCTGGTCTGGTTTAATTGCTGATGCAGTTGCCAAATATAAATCAACACACGTTCCACAAACTATATCAGTTGGAAGCGTCAAAACAGCATTCATGTTGCAAGACACATTAACATCTATGGCTTTAGCAGGAGATGATGCGGCTTGGAATATTGAAGTCAAACTAGAAACACTACATTAATTATGAAATTACCAAAAATAAATAAAAAGATATTAGATGCACCATTTGTGCAGTGCTATTGGAAAGATATAAATAGCTCGGCAACTTGGACTAGCTTAAAAGAAGCTAAAGCAAGTAAAGTTACAATCTGTATTACATCTGGTTGGTTGTTAAAAGCAGACAATGACACACATGTTATTGCAGGTGATGTTAACTTTAATGATGATGGTTCATTAGGTGATGTAGGTAATGTGACTACAATGCCAACTGTAAACGTACTTAAAATTAAGAAGGTAACACTTTGAGATACGTTTTTGATATAGAAACTAATGGCTTTCTACATTCTTGTGACACAGTACATTGTATTGTCTTAAAAGATATAGACACAGGAGAGATACTTACACTTGATAATGATAGTGCAGTAAAAAAATTAGAAGAGGCAGACTTAATTGTAGGACACAATATTATTAAATTTGATATTCCTGTATTAGAAAAATTATATTCCGCTACATTTAAGGGTAAAATTTTTGATACGTTAGTAGGTACTAGATTACTATTTTCTGACATCAAAGATAAAGACTTTTCAATAAAAGATTTTCCAAAAGATTGTATAGGTAAACATTCATTAAAAGCATGGGGCAATCGTATCGGTGAGTACAAAGAACAGATAGATACTGATTGGCAAACATTTACACCTGAGATGCTAGAGTATTGTAAGCAAGATACAGAAGTTACTTACAAACTTTACAAAGTTATAGAAGAAAAAGGTTACTCCCAAGAGGCTATGGATTTAGAACATGAAGTAGCCTCTTTAATATTTAAACAAGAACAACATGGTTTTACGTTCGATACTGAGAAAGCACAGGCTTTGTCTGTTAAATTAAAAGCTAGACTTGCAGAACTATCAGAAGAATTACAAGGTGTGTTTAAACCTATAGTTACTGAGAGATGGTCAACAAAGACAGGCAAGAAACTAAAAGATAGTGTTACTGTATTTAATCCATCAAGCAGACACCATGTAGCTCAAAGATTAAAAGAGAAGTATGGTTGGGACGCAAAAGAATTTACAGCAGATGGTAAAGCAAAACTAGATGACAGTATATTATCTAAATTACCATACCCTGAAGCTAAAATATTATGTGAACATTTTTTATTAAACAAAAGAATTGCACAGATAGCTAACGGTTCACAAGCATGGTTAAAACATGAGCGTAACGGTAAGATACATGGTACTTGTAATACTAACTCATGTGTTACATCAAGAGCTAGTCATTCATATCCTAACTTAGGACAAGTACCTAGTACATCAGCTCCGTTTGGTAAAGAGTGTAGAGAATTATTTACAGTACCAGAAGGTAAACGATTAGTAGGCATAGATATATCAGGTCTTGAAGTTAGAATGTTATGTCACTTTATGTCAAAGTTTGACAACGGTGCTTATACTAAAGTTGTACTTGAAGGTGATATACATAGTGAAACACAAGCACTAGCAGGTTTAGAAAGCAGAGACCTTGCAAAGCGTTTCTACTATTGTCTACTCTATGGTGGTTCAGTTAAACGAGTAGCAGAAGTTATAAATAAACCTATTAAAGAAGCAGGAAAAGTTAAAAAAAGATTTTTAAATAACTTACCTGCATTAGCAAAACTTATAGAAGGTGTACAGACTGCGGCTCAACGTGGTTATATTAAAGGATTAGACAAGAGAGAAATAAAAGTAAGAAATAGTTACAGTGCATTAAACACACTGTTGCAATCAGCAGGAGCTATCTTGTGTAAAAGATGGCTAGTAGAATTTAACAGAGAGATAAAGAAATTTAAGAACGCACAACAAGTTGTATGGGTACATGATGAAATACAAGTTGAGTGTGATGAACAAGACGCTGAAGAAATTGGTAAGACAGCCGTAGAATGTATTAAACGTGCAGGTGAACATTTCCAATTACGAGTGCCGCTAACAGGCGAATATAAAATATCTAATAATTGGAGTGGAACACATTAATGAAGAATACAAAATTTGATATTGACCTGAAGTATGGTCAAGACAGAGAAAAGAAATTAGCTTCTATCTTAGACAAAGATAAAAATAAAATAGAGGTAAAAACAGAAAGAGATTGGTGGTTTAAGACAGGTAACATTGCAATAGAAGTAGAATGTAATGGTAAACCGTCAGGTATTATGGCAACTAAAGCTGACTATTGGGTACACATATTAGCAGAAGGTGACAAAGATTATTGCAGATTAATATTTGATACTAGAACAATTAAAAGATTAGCAAAGAAATACATAGGTACACTTAAAAATGGTGGAGATGGTTGGCGTAGTAGGTTTGTCTTAATACCTTTAGCCGAAATATTTTCACCAAAAAATTTAACTAAATCTATGCAGGAGAGGATAGTAAAAAATGTATAAAAAGAAAAAAGTATTAATAATTGATGGTGATATACTTGCGTATCAGATTGCCACAAACAATGAAGTAGAAACTAATTGGGGTGATGGCTTATGGACATTACATTCAGATGAGAATAGTTGTAAGCAACAGTTTGATGCAGTCATAGATGACTTAGGTTCTAACTTATCAGCAGACGATTATGTAGTAGCACTTACAGATAAGAATAATTTTAGAAAAGATATTCTTCCTACATACAAATCAAACAGAAATGCAAAACGTAAACCATTAGTATTAAAGGCAATGCGTCAACACATTATGGATAAACATAATGGTGTGATGTGGAAGAACTTAGAAGCTGATGATGTCATGGGTATTATGGCAACAGAACCTACCCAAGAAGACAGAGTGTTAGTAAGTATTGATAAAGATATGCGTACAATACCATGTACTTTGTCTAATGATGGTAGCACTACAACACAAATACCACAAAGATTAGCTGATTATAACTTTATGTTACAGGTATTGACAGGAGATAAAGTTGATGGGTATGACGGCATAGATGGTGTTGGAATTAAGACAGCAGAGAAGCTAATTAAGAAGTACACTAATGTTCCACTTTTAGACTTATGGAAGATAGTCAAAGGTATTTACAAAGACAAAGGTTACACAGAAAAAGAAGCTCTACAACAGGCTAGGGTTGCACACATTTTAAGACATGGAGAATACAATAAGAAAACAGGGAAGGTTAAACTATGGACAATATAAAAAACCCACCTCACTACGCTAACAATGAAATAGAACCTATAGATTACATCATAGCTAACAATCTAACGTACTGCGAAGGTAATGTTATTAAATATATTTCAAGATGGAGAAGGAAGGGAGGTCTTGAAGACCTAAAGAAAGCAAAACAATACATTGATTTTATTATAGAGAAAGAAGGAACACCTAAAGTTACGGACACTAAAGATGATTAATTACGACAGAGATGATTTACTTACAGATTTTGGCAAGACTACATTAAAAGATAGATACTTATTACCAGAAGAAGCATCACCTCAAGATGGATTTATGAGAGCGGCTAAAGCATTTTCTGATAATGATGAGATGGCAGAGAGAATATATAACTATGCTTCTAAACTTTGGTTTATGTACTCCACACCTATTTTATCTAATGGTGGAACTAAAAGAGGTATGCCTATCTCTTGTTTCTTAAATTATGTTGGTGATAGTAGAGAAGGATTAACAGGACACTACACAGAGAATGCTTGGTTAGCATCTATTGGTGGTGGTATCGGTGGATATTGGGGACACATTAGAAGTGATGGTGTTAATACATCAGGTGGTTCACAATCATCTGGGTCAATACCTTTTCTTCATGTAGTTGACAGTGAGATACTTGCATTCTCACAAGGTAAAACAAGACGTGGTAGTTATGCGGCATACATGGATATGTCACACCCAGAGATAATAGAATTTTTAGAAATGCGTAAACCTAGTGGCGGAGACATACATAGAAAATGTCTTAACCTACATCATGCAATAAATATATCTGATGAGTTTATGCAGTTGATAGAAAAATGTATTTCAGAACCAACCTATGATGACAGTTGGAATTTAATAGACCCTCATACAAAAGAAATAGTAAGAACTGTATCAGCAAGAGAGTTGTGGCAAAAATTATTAGAGACAAGAGTTGCTACTGGTGAGCCGTATGTTTCATTTATAGATACTATCAATGAGGCATTGCCTGAAACACAAAAGAAACTAGGATTAAAAGTACATCATTCTAATTTATGTACAGAGATTACATTACCTACAAATGAAAACAGAACAGCAGTGTGTTGTTTGTCTTCAGTAAACTTAGAGAAGTATGATGAATGGAAAAATGACCCATTGTTTATACCTGATTTAGTTAGGTTCTTAGATAATGCTTTAACTTACTTCATAGACAATGCACCTGAGAATGTATTTAGAGCTAAGTTTAGTGCGGCTAGTGAAAGAAGTATTGGATTAGGAGCTATGGGTTTCCACGCATACTTACAATCTAAAGGTATACCTTTTGAAAGTGCATTAGCAAAAGCTATGAACTTAAAAATATTTAGAAAGATGAAAGAACAAGCTGTTGAGGAAAGTGAAAGACTAGCTATTAAAAGAGGTGAAGCACCAGACATGGAAGGTACAGGTAGACGTAATGCACATTTACTAGCTATCGCACCTAATGCTACATCTTCTATTATTTGTGGTACAACTTCACCATCAATAGAACCATTTAGAGCTAACGCTTATGTACAAAAAACTATGTCAGGTTCTTTTTTGGTTAAGAATAAATACTTAGAAAAATTATTAGAGAAGAAAGGTATTAATACTGATGAAGTATGGCAGACAATACTTGCACAAAGAGGTTCAGTATTACATTTAGATGAGCTTTCTGATTATGAGAAAGACACATTTAAAACAGCTATAGAAATTAATCAACAATGGGTGATAGAACATGCGGCTGATAGACAAAAGTATATATGTCAAGCACAGTCAGTAAATGTTTTTGTACCTGCTGATGTTAATATTAAAGAGCTACATGACATACACATGTTGGCTTGGAAAAGAAAAATAAAAACTTTGTACTATTGCAGAAGTGAAGCAATCAAACGTGCAGAGTTACTATCAAAAAAAGTAGAAAGAACAATCATACCTGAAGCTGATTGCTTGGCGTGTGAGTAATGGATAAATTATCTTTATTACTCATAGCATTGCTAAGTAGTTACATGGGATATGTTTTTGTCTTAGCAGTTATCAACACAGTATGTGATTGTATATGAAAGGAAATATGAAAAAGTTAATTAAAGAACTAAATGCTTTATCACTTTATTATCGTGAAGGAATAGTGGGAGCATGGGTTGGTTTCTTATTAGGTATATTAGTAGGTATGTGGATATGACGTACAGTACAATATTTGATGAAGTGGACAAACCAAAAAGAAAAAGAAGACGTAAAACAAAACAAAAACAATCTGTGCTATGGACTGTGTATCACACAATCTTAGCAGTAGAGTTATTAATCATAATTATAATAGAGGGAGTTGAATTATTGAGATGAGTTTATTTAAGAAGAGAGCATACTACAAACCATTTGATTACGATTGGGCTTTCCAATCATACGATATGCAACAAAAAATGCACTGGCTACCTAGTGAAGTACCATTGCATGAAGACGTAAGAGATTGGAATGAAAGATTAACTGACCCAGAGAAAAACTTAATAGGTCAAATATTAAAATTTTTTACGCAAGGTGATGTAGATATAGCTCAAGCATACTTAGATAAATACATACCACAATTTAAAGCACCAGAAGTAAGAATGATGTTATCTGCTATTGCATCTAGCGAAGCTAATCATGCACACAGTTATTCATTATTAAATGATACTATTGGTTTACCAGATAAAGAATACAAAGCGTTTCAAGAATACAAAGAAATGTCTGACAAACATAATTATTTATCTGAAAGTAAAGGTAAAGGTATAGAAGGACTAGCTAGAGAGATAGCTTGTTTCTCTGCATTTGGTGAAGGCTTACAGTTGTTTGCTTCATTTGTAATGCTACTTAACTTTCAAAGATACGGAAGAATGAAAGGTATGTGTCAGATAGTAACTTGGTCTATTAGAGATGAGACACACCACGTTGAAAGTATGATTAAATTGTTTCATCAACTAATAAAAGAAAACCCAAATATTTGGACAGAAAAATTTAAAGCAAGTATCTATCAAACAGCTAGAGATATGGTTGACTTAGAAGATAAGTTTATAGATTTAGCATTTACAATGGGTGGTATTAGAGGATTAAAAGCTGAAGAAGTAAAACAATATATTAGATACATTGCAGATAGAAGGTTACTACAACTATCTTTAAAACCTAATTATGGTGTTAAAGACAATCCATTATCGTGGCTCGATTGGGTATTAAATGGTGTAGAACATACTAATTTCTTTGAAAACAGAGCTACAGAATACAACAAAGGTACTGTAACAGGTAATCTTTGGGACTAACCTTACACTTTTAGATGAAAAACGTAACGGAAGACTTAGTCTTACCAGAAAAAGTAGATGACTTAGTAAAGTTATTGAATGAAGTTTACCCTGAGAAATCACCTGATTTAAAAGATGATACTAAAACTATTTATTTTAAAGCAGGGCAAAGGGATGTAGTAAATTTTATTAACACACTAAAAGAGAGGGCTGAATAATATGTGCATGTCACCAAAAGTGCCACCTGCTCCTGAACCTGCTCCAACACCAGTTAACACGTCACAAACTATTGGCGAACAAACTGCACCAGAGTTGGTAACGGCGAATGAACAGGACTTAAACGTAAAGAAGAAAAAAGTTAAGAAGTCAGGAACTTCAGCTTTAAATACTTCTTCTGGTTTAAACATAGCTACTAACACAACTACTGTATAATTAGATGGAATATGAAGGTAGTCTACAGAAAGCACATACAGCAAAAGAACGATATAGTAAATTAACTACAGAAAGAGAACACTATTTAGATAGAGCAGAAGAGTGTAGTGAGTTAACTATACCATCACTTATCAAACCTGAAGGTTTTACATCTTCAAGTGAATTATACAATCCATTCCAATCAGTTGGTGCAAGAGGTGTCAACAATTTAGCAAGTAAACTTCTTTTATTATTGCTTCCCCCTAACTCCCCATTTTTTAGATTATCAATTACAGGTGACGCTAAAAAAGAATTAGAAGAAAATAAAGACATGAAGACTGACATTGAGAAGTCTTTGTCTGTAATAGAAAAAGAAGTATCTAATAAAATAGAACAACTTGCTTTAAGAGTTAGTGTATTTGAAGCTCTAAAACATCTTATCGTGGGTGGTAATTGTCTTACTTACTTACCAAAAAAAGGTAGCATGAGAGTGTTTCCTCTATCACAGTATGTAGTTAGAAGAGATGCGTCAGGTAATGTATTAGAAATAGTTATCTGTGAGAAAGCTAGTATTTTATCTTTAGGTAAAGAAGTGTCAGAACAAATTATAGCTGACCCAGATTATAAGTCAGATGAAGAAATAGAATTATACACACATATTTATAAATTAAATGACAGTGAGTTTTATGTTTGCCAAGAAGTAAACGGAATTAAAATACCAGATAGTATTGGTACATTTAAAAAAGAAAGAATGCCATATCAAGCTCTAAGAATGGTTAGAGTAGATAATGAAGATTACGGCAGAGGATATGTAGAAGAATTTATTGGTGATTTAAAATCATTAGAAGGATTATCACAAGCACTTGTAGAAAGTGCGGCGGCTTCATCTAAAGTAGTATTCATGGTTAGACCTAACTCTGTTACTAGAAAAAAAGATTTAGCTATGACTAGAAATGGTGACATCATTACTGGTACTGCTGAAGATGTGTCTGTACTACAAGCACAGAAACAATATGATTTGCAAGTAGTAGAAAAATCTATTGCTAAATTAGAAGAAAGGATGTCTTACGCATTCTTACTACACACAGCAATACAAAGAGATGCAGAAAGAGTAACAGCACAAGAAATTAGATACATGGCAGAACAATTAGAAACTGCTATGGGTGGTATATATTCATTATTATCACAAGAGTTTCAATTACCTTTAGTTTCTATTCTTATGAAAAGAATGGAACAAGGAAATGAAATACCTAAACTACCTAAAGGAACAGTACAGCCTACTATTATTACAGGTATTGAAGCATTAGGTAGAGGTAATGATTTACAAAAATTAAGAGAATTTGTTGCAGAGATAGGAAATCTTGCACAGATAAATCCGCAAGTTGTTCAGGCGTTAAACCCTGATGATTTAATAAAACGTATCGCTATTGGTTTAGGGATTGATACGGATGGTCTATTAAAATCACAAGAGCAACTAGCAGAAGAACAAGCGGCTCAAGAAGAGCAAATGCAAAATGACCAGATGATGCAAATGGCAGAGAAAGCCATTCCTCAAGTTGCAAATAATTTAACTAAACCACAATAAGGATAACAAATGGTAGAAACAGTAGAAATAAAAGAAGCAGAAACTACTAGCGAAAAGCCAGTAGAGGAGCAGTCTACACAAAGTAAACCTGAAGGCTTACCTGAAAAATTCAACAGCGTTGAAGATTTAGCAAAGTCATATTCAGAGTTAGAAAAGAAACTTGGTGAACAAACTCCTAAAGAAGAAGCTCCTAAAACAGAGAACACTAATGATTTAGAAATTGCTGAGAAAGCAGTAGCTAGTGCAGGATTAAATATGGATAACCTTGCACAAGAGTATAATGAAAAAGGTGAGTTAGATACTAAATCTTACGAAGCCTTAGAAAAAGCAGGTATACCTAAAGACTACGTTAATCAGTTTATTGAAGGTCAAAAAGCAATAGCTGATAAACAAGCTACATCTATAAAAGATATGGTTGGTGGTTCTGATGCCTACACAGAAATGGCTAGTTGGGCGGCAGATAATATGACTGAAGATGAAAAAACAGCATACAACACAGCCGTAAATTCTAAAGATATAGAAACTGCAAAGTTAGCAGTAGTAGGATTAAAAGCAAAGTTTGAAAAAGCTAATGGTACTGAGCCTACACTTGTAGAAGGTAAAGCTACCGTAACAGGTGAAGACGGTTATAAGTCTTGGGCTGAAGTCACAAGAGCTATGTCTGATGACAGGTACACAAAAGACCCTGCGTATCAAGCAATGGTTCAAGATAAACTTTCTAAATCAGATTTGTAATATGTGGTTAATAGCATTAAGAAAATTGTACGAAGCAGAAGTTGCTGAGAGTACAGCAGTTATTGATACATTTTTACAAAACAGTGTTGGTGTTGCAGACCATGACAACTTTATGAAAACTATAAAATCACAGTTTGATAAAAGAGTACATGCAAAACATGCCATATCTGAAATTGATGAAATAACAAAAAACGCAAAAAAGGAGAAATAACTATGCCAATGGGAAAAGGAACTTATGGTTCTAAAAAAGGAAGACCAAGTAGTAAACTTAAAGGTGGACAGAAAAGATTACCTGCCGCTTTAAAAGCAAAAATAATGAACAGTAAGAAGAAGAAATAATGGCAAAACAAAAAGGATTATACGCAAACATTCATGCGAAACGTGCTAGAATTAAAGCAGGTTCAGGTGAGAAAATGCGTAAAGTAGGAAGCAAAGGCGCACCTACTGCAAAGCAATTTAAAAGAGCGGCTAAGACAGCCAAGAAATAATGGTTGCTAAAAAATATCAAAATCCTTCTGGCGGATTAAATGCCAGAGGGAGAGCGCATTTTAATAGCAAAGGTCATAATTTAAAAGCTCCTACAAAAAGCAAAACAAGCAAAAGGCGTAAATCATTTTGTGCGAGAATGTCAGGCGTTAAGGGTAGAATGACTGACGCTAAAGGTAGACCTACAAGAAAAGCATTAGCACTTAGAAAGTGGGATTGCTAAACAATAGTTGTGCAACACTTATGTGTGGCAACTGCCAACTTTAATTAGCCAAATAACTTGACCCCTTGCGAGGGACAATCTTGACTAAATAATTAATTGAAGAGGCTTTTATAAATAAACGTCATAAACAAGGAGAACACTATGGCAAATGCAAGTCCAGTATCAGTTGGAAGAGTAAATGCAGGTGGTTCGGAAGACGCTCTGTTTCTAAAAGTATTCGCAGGTGAAGTTATTACTTCATTTGATAGAGCTTCAAAAACAGCAGGTGCAGACATGACTAGAAGCATAGCTTCTGGAAAATCTGCAACTTTCCCAGTAATGGGTAGAGTTGGTTCTTCATACCACACAGCAGGTACAGAAATAACTGGTTCTGATGTAAACCACAACGAAAAGGTTATTACAATTAATGACCTTTTAATCTCATCAGTATTCTTATCAAATATTGAAGAGGCAAAAAACCATTATGATGTAAGAAGTGCATACTCTACTGAAATCGGTAGAGCTTTAGCTTTCACTAAAGATAAGCACATTTTACAAACTATTGGTCAAGCGGCACAGGCTTCAGCAAACGTATCTGACAGTGGATATGCTTCTGGAACTGTTTTAACAAACACTTCAATCGCTTCAGCAACAGACGCAACTGCGGCTAATGCTATGATTGATAGTTTGTTTGCGGCGGCAAAACAATTAGACGCTAACTACGTTCCTTCAGAAGGCAGAAAATGCTTTATGAGATTGGAAGAATACTACAAATTAGCAAACGCTACAAATGCAGTGAATGTTGATTTCAGTGGTAGAGGTTCAATCGCTGAAGGTACAGTTACAAAGATTGCAGGTATTGAATTAGTACCTGTAGCTCACTTTGTATCGGCTAATGTTAACTCTGGTGTAGACCAAGGTTCAGCAACAGCAGGTGGTTCTAACCCTCAAGCGGTAGACCTATCTAACTACGTTGCTCTTGTATCTCACCCTTCAGCAGTTGGAACTGTTAAGCTAATGGATTTAGCTGTTGAGAAAGAGTACGACATTAGAAGACAAGGTACTTTAATGGTAGCTAAGTACGCTATGGGTCACGGAGTATTAAGACCTGAAGCGGCAGTAGGTATCAAAGAAGCGTAATACTTCTACTTACATGGGGCGGCATATTATTTGAACCGCCGCCCTGTGTTCAACAATTTAATATAGAGGATAGATGGCAACACAAATTACACCAACCACAGAATTACAAGCTGTAAATATAATGCTTTCAACAATAGGTGAAAGTCCAGTTAACAGTATTACAGGTACAACTACCGTAGATGTAAGTACAGCAAAAAATATTCTAAATGAAACATCTATGTCTATTCAATCACAAGGGTGGAACTTTAATACACACACAGATTACAAATCATTATCATTAGATAGTGATAGTAAAGTACCCCTTCCTTCAAACTGCGTTAAGGCAGACGCTAATTCCCAATTCAGACATTTAAACTACACAATTAGAAGTGGCTTTCTATATGATATGGATAAGCATACTGATGTATTTACTTCAGCTCCTTCTTCAGTTGATTTAGTATTAGTACAACAGTTTGAAGATTTACCAGAATACGCAAGACAATATATTACAATGAAAGCGGCAAGAAGATTTGCGGCTAGATTTATAGGTGACAGAGAAATTACACAATTAATTGGTCAAGATGAAAACGAAGCACTTATGGCATTTCATCAAGCAGATAGTCAAGAAAGTGATGTAAACATACTTTCAGGAGACAGTAATACTTTTTCAATAATTAATAGAACTACTAGAAGGACTTATTAATTATGGGTAGTGTTGTTTCACAATCTATTCCTAACTTTTTGAATGGTATGTCTCAACAGACACCAACTCAAAGAGGTATTAATCAAGGAGCAGACCAAGTAAATTTACAAAACGGTTTAGTAGATGGTCTATCTAAAAGACCTCCTTTAGATTTTGTAGCAACAGTAGATAATTCTAATATTTATTCTAACAAAACTAAATTTTGGTCAATACAAAGAGATGCAACCAATCAATACATTGTAGCTTTATATAATGGTGGGATTAAAGTATTTGATTTAGCAGGTAATGAAAAAACAGTTACAGTTGCAAGTGGCTCAAGTTATTTAACATCTACAAATCCTAGAGAAAATTTTAAGTTAGTTAACATTGCTGATTACACATTTATTGCTAACACTGCTACAACAGTTGCGGCTGACAGTACAACGTCTGCGGCTAAAGTAGAAGAATTTTTAATTGTTTGTAAATTAACAAACTACGGTAGAGAATACAAAGTAGCTCTTAAACACCCATCAATGGCACAAGAGTTAGAAGTTATATTTCAATTACCGACAGGTAATGATGCGTCAACTGATAGTAAATTTAGAGATACAAACAAAATTACAGATATACTTTTATATGGACATTCAAGCACACACTGGGATAGCAGTGCTGATGGTATAGGATTTAAAGTAGTAAGAACAGATAATAATTCTACAGTTTCATCAAATCAAGGATTAGCAAACTATTCTGGTTTTACATCTCATTTTACATTTGAAGCATTTGATAGTGTTATTTATGGAAAACCTACTGATGGTAATTCTAATTATACTATAACTACATCTGATGGTTCTGGTAACACAGCCATGTATGCTATCAGAGATGAAATACAAGATTTTAGTAAATTACCTTTTTATGGAAAAACAGGAGTTATTCTTAAAATTACTGGCGAAGAAGGTGATACGTTGTCTGATTACTATGTTAAGTTTTCAGGTAAATCTGGTGTATGGAATGAAACTATAGCACCTGCAACTTCTGTAGGATTAGATAATTCTACAATGCCACACGCATTGATTAATAACAACAATGGTACATTCACATTTCAAGAATTAGATTGGACAGATAGA